ATTCCGCAAGCTGTTTAGGGCTTGGGCCTCGACAATATCCTCAATCAAGCGGCTATATTCATAGTGCTTGTTGATCGACACAGTTACTTCAGACTCAGTAGCGGCAATCAAAGTGACTGCGACTTCTGCGGCTTTAGCGGTTGCTGAACCACGGGTAGGTGCGGGGATATGAATCGTATCGCCCTTCTTGCCCTTGAAGTTCATCTTCATAACGAGGTTAGCAAGAACCAAGTTTTTCTTGTAAGCCGCAACAATCTCATCACTCCAAATGTCAGGAATGAATTTGTCTGCTGTGGTCGTAGTAACTGAGTTACTGGGGGAAAATGCTGTTGCCATGTTGTTTCTCCTAAGAAACGAAAGTTAAGTTACTTAACCCGTCCATCTGCGTATGCTTGCATGATTTCACCACTCAAAGCATCGTATCTGTCAGGTTCTGTCATCTTCAGCCGAATCAGGTCAGCCCGTCTGTAAACTCGCTTCGAACTCTCACCAGTTCCACCAACATCAACTTGTGCGGCCTTCATGTTCTGCTTCCTGGCGGTTTCACCCGCTTGTTCAGTCTGCTTTGACTTGACACCACGCAACTGCTTGTAAGTAGACAGCAACTCATTGGCACTATCGTAATCAAACTCACCATCTGCTTTTGCATACAGACCAAGACGAACAGGCGAGGATTTCACCCAATTCACAAAGTCCTGATCTTGAGCAATCTGACTGTAGTCAGGATGCTCTTGCGTTAGCTTTTGTTGAATCTGCATCCTTTTGAAATCCACACCCGCTTGACGGGCGGCGAGAACATCAGGATGATTATCAATAGTCTTCTGAACTGCCTTCTGTGGATTTTCAAAGAAATCTACTTCTGGCTCTTCCTCTTTAATAGTCTGTTGCTTTGAACTGAGGTTCTGCTTTATGAGTTCATCAGCAAGTTTCCTTACCTCCCCCACTTCTTGCGCTTGCTTGCCAATTAGCTTCTCAGCTTCTTGGTGCATCCGAACAATGTCTTCCAGACTTTTATCCCTGTATTTATCAGGGAGTCCAGGGCTTGCTGGCGCAATGGTGTCAGATAGCTTGGCTTCTTCAGCTTCTAACTCACTCTTCATCTCAGGTTCTTGGTCAATCAACATATTATCCCTTTTTCCTGCCGTTTCGGTTATAGGAGAATCAACTCGGCGTTTATGCTTGTGAGTTGTGCTTTTGCTCCCACTTCAACTGATCCAGGTGTTTTTTCTCGAACCTTCCATGCTCTGATGGAAAAGAACCAGACCACCCTTCCAATTTGAAGTTTGGAGCAGAAAGAATGCGGTTGGCTGTTTCACCACATTCACACCTAAAACTGGTTGACTCATAATCAGTCAGTCTTTCGGTTTTATGCCCGTTTGCACAGGCAAAATCAAACATTCTTTTCATTGAGTTCCTCGTATGCTCTCTCGCTTGCCTCTTTCAAGGTTTTCAGCCAAGTTAGTATAGAAAGTTCACCTTTTTTGAATTGTAGGCTTTGTTCATCAGAAATCACAGATATATTATTCAAGGATGCAATCATGGTGTCAATATCCTCCACCAAGTCTTTCCATCCATCACTTCCCATCATTGAGAAGCGATTTTCATAATATTTCTGTAGGTCAGGAGTCAATTTTTGCCTCTTCTTGTGGAATCTGAGGTTCTGCCTGTCTCTTGATCTTCATAACCAAAGGATATGCCCCCGTCTTGGTGGGCAAATCCCCAAGCACTTGGAGAATGGCATTTACTTCTTCAACAGTCAAAGTGAGATTCAGTTCCAAGGCACACCTGTCGCAGTGATTGGATTCTTCTGCAACTCAATCTGAGCATTCAAAGCAGCTTCAGTCGCCGCTTTATCCACACCATTGGCCCAAATCCATCCTAAGACTGTTTCTTTGGTCAAGTCGGTATAGGGAATGGTTGCAGTGCCATCACTCCATCCACAAGTACTGTACACAGATGCAGAGTAATCGCCGTCTGTTGCATTTGCTTGCCAATGTGCGGTAGTGACAAAACCATCAGAGGTTTGTCGGTCAAGTTGACTGATGTTCCAAGTAATCATGTTCATGCTCCTTTAAGCGCCGCTACATCGGCTTGCAGTTGGGTGATGAGGGCTTGTTGTTCTTGGATGAAGGCCACAAGATTTGCCATTACCTCTGAGCTTGATGCTTGCATGGATTGAATTTTTGGATTTCCGCTTTCATCTACAGCATCTTTTTCACCCATTACAGATGATGGACTGACTTCTTGAAACTCATGGGCAACAAAACCAACAAATTTAGAACCGTCAGTTTTCCATGTGCCTTGCCTGGGTTGCAAAGCCATGATGAAATCTTTAGCGCCCGTTAATGGCCCTTCAATATTTTTCAATCGGTAATCAGAGGCAACGGCATAAATAGTTGCAGTACCAGATGTTGCAATGCTTCCAACAGCCCCATTGCTGTTTGCAAAATAAAACAAAGTATTTCCAGCAGATGTAGCCGAATCCCCAACCACAATTCCCGCTACACCCAAAGATGCTGTTACTTGCCAACTCCCAGCAGAATAACTAATCCCAGCAATGCCCCCAGAAAAAGTTGTTCCACCAGTTATATTGACTGCTTTACTTGCAATGAATCTACCACTGGTGTCGAAACGGCCACACTCTGTGTTGTTAGTGCCAAAAGTTAAAGGGTGGTTTGAAAAAGTAAAAAGAGCCGCTATTCCAGCACTTTCATTGGTAGCATAAAACGAACGCACAGTTGAAGTTCGGCTATGAACAAATGCATATCCTCCGCTAGTACCATCAACTTCTAAATGTTTTCCACCCAGTGAAAAAGTTGTTGGAGCAGTAGTACCCAATCCCAAGTTACCGCTGGTGTCAAATGTGCCTACAGTTGTAGCGTTTGTTTGGATATTAAATGCATGATTTGAAGTTGTTCCAACAGAGGCGTTTGTTGAGTTACTTTGCAATCGTGCATTTACCGTATTTGCACCAGTGGTCTGTAAATATGCGGCAGTTGCAGTAGATGTTACCGTCAGTGACTGAGTGCCAGAGCCAGAAGATGCAAGCGCAGTGCCGTCAAAAGTGAATGCACTGCCCGTGGTCAGCGCCTTGGAGCCGTTCAAATAGGCAACGCCGTTGGCTGTGCCGCTAGTCAGAATAGGATTCTGTGCAAGAGTTGCAACTTGACCAGTGCTGATGCTTACTGCTTGTGTGGTTCCATTGGTCTGAATAGCCAATGCACCTGCGCTTGCTACTGCACCAGAATTGAGGGAGACTTGAGTTGCCATAATTTACTTTCCTTTAAGGTGTTCCATTTGCAACTATGTCAGTTGCAGATGTAATGACTCCAGTTGAAGACATTGATGCAATTGTCGTTGTCCCATACTTGAATATCAACTTGCCACCACTTTCTTCAATCGTGAAGTTTGTAGTCAAGAGTTTAGGGGTAGATGCCGCAGTTCCAGTGGTGTTCTGGTTAAATGTCGGGAATGAGGTCAAAGATGCCGCTGATCCATTAGGAGCCAACACATCAGTACCAATCACCAAACCAAGATTTGTCCTAGCCCCAGATGTAGTAGTTGCACCTGTACCACCATTCAAAACCGCAACAGTACCCGTCACATTAGATGCTGTGCCAGTGGTGTTCTGGTTGAAAGTAGGGAAAGAGGTTAGGCTTGCAGCCGAGCCACTTGGAGACAGAACATCTGTTCCTATGACCAGACCCAGATTGGTTCTGGCATCACCAGCATTAGATGCCCCTGTACCGCCATCAGCAACTGCTAAATCTGTGATACCTGTGATTGAGCCACCAGTGATAGAGACATTGTTTGCCGCTTGAGTTGCAATTGTCCCTAAACCGCCAATATCAGCAGTGGTCAGAGTAATAGCACCAGTGCGCCCTGCAACTGAAGTTACAAGGTCAGTGTTATCAACTTTTTCCCAAGCAGTGCCATTAAAGATGGCCCAATCGCCTTGAGTCCAAGTCGTAATGCCATTGAGATTGGTTGAACCTGTTACAGAGACAACATAGTAGTCTCCCTTTGTTCCTGCGCTAGAAACAAGGGTTGGCGTGTTGGTTGATGCGTTCCAAGTGCCTTCATAGTTTACAAATCCAGACAGAGCCGTAATTTGAGATTGAAGACTTGTCAGAGTATCAAGTACAGACTGAGAAGTGCCGCCACCATTAGTAATGACTTTGATGCGTTCAGCAACATCAAAAGGAACAACCTCACCAACATTAATCTCACGACCATTATCAAGGACGATAACAAGACTACCATCAAAATCAATACGAGCAGAGGCAACGCCAGTGCCGTTATCGCCATCGACTCCATCACGCCCAGGAACACCATCTCTTCCTGCTGGCCCCCTTGAACCTGCTGGCCCTTGCTTACCATCTCTTCCATCTTTGCCATTCTTGCCATCCTGTCCATCTTGTACAGAGGCAACTTTGCTCTGAATCTCGCCATTCAACTGAGCAAACTTTTGCTCCATGTCTGACTTGATTTTCTTCAAGCCTTGGATAACAAGTTCAGCACCCTTGCCAATAGACTCGCTCTTAGCCTTGGCAATCTTTTCAGCGGCAGACTGTTGCAAAGCAGTAATGATCTCCATCTGCTGTTCAGCAGAGATTCCATCAATTCCTAGCTTACGCTCAAGATCGGCAATGTCCATTTAGGTCAATTCCCTTGAAAGACGATTGAGAAACTCATCTTCAACGCTCGACATTTTGCCCTTCTTGTCAGCCATTTGCAACTCAACAATCTTGGACTTGTTCTTAATGTCAGCTTCTTTGAGCATCAATTCAGCAATCTTAACCCGCTTATCAAACTCTTTAGACCCTGCATCATCTTCATTTGGCAGGTTCTTGGTCATTGCCGCCATGTTCTTGGCTTGTACTTCTTGAGGCATTAACTGAGCCTCAATCGACAACTTCTGAGCCTCTGCCCGATTTTGTTCAGCTTGAGTTGTATTAACAGCAATCTGAGCCTGTGCAGCTTGCATAGCCAACTGCTGTTGCATCTGTTGCATTTGCTCTGCTTGCGGGTTAGGTTGGCTCATCTTGTCCAACTGCTCCATTAGTTCATAGCGGTTGGTCAGTGAAGAATTAGCCAAAACACCTTTCAGAATCAATGGCAACACAGGAGTGTTGGGGCCAAGGGTCTGGAGCAAGCCAATGAACATCTGTTGTTCATGCTCACGGGCAATGATGCCCAGAGTGGCAGTAGGAATAAAGGTCATGTCCACAGAGGGGTAACGCTCTGGGTCAAACTGCATATAGCGGAAAGCAGCTTTTTGGATAAATGGGATCAGGAAGTCTTCTTGGAAGTTCACCAGAGTACGCTTGTATTTCTTGATGATGGTGGCAACTGCCATAGACATACCGCCTTGGCCCATGTCTCTAGCACCAGCACTGACCATGCCTTGAGAATCCAAAGTTCCCGTAGATTGCAGGAGCATTCGCTCAAAATCCTTGGCAGTGGCTAGGTTGTTTCCATCAGTCTGCCCAAACTTGAAAGGATACAGAATCTCAGAAGGTGCGCCATTGGTAAGAATGGCCTTTCCAGGTTTGACTTCAAACTTAGCACCACGGGGCAGACGGGTTGCATCCATTGCAATCATGGGGCTGGTGGTTAGCGCCAATGAATCCAAGTGAGAACGAATCTGAGCATCAATAGCCTTTTGCATATTGAAGGCTTTTTCCACTGTGCCACGACCAAGCAGACGATTGGGAACAGTGTCATCTTGGTAGGTCAGAACAGGACGATCCTTCATCATGTAAGGATTTGCCTCAGCTTTCAAGAGTTGCCCATCGTTGGCAATCACGACAATGGCCTCAACCATGTCTGAATATTCTTCAGCAGCGGAACTTTCAGGGAACAAATCAACAATGTTCTTGTTTTCCTCAAGGTTCTCTAGGTACTCACGGGGAACCAGACCATAGTAGGTCAGCAAAAGTACCTTTTCATCCTGGTACTGGCTTACCTCTTGGGTGGGTTCCAAGTCAGTATCTTCATAAGTGGGCGTAATGTCTACTTTGCGGTAGATTCCACGCTCAATGCCTTCAACAATCTTGTGAATAGAGATGTATTTCTCAATTGCCACGCCCATGCAGTCATCGACTGAGGTTCCATTGGGGTCAAACAGGAAGTTCTTTGGATTTACAGGTGAAATCTTGACTGAAATACGATCTTTTTCCACTACGCCAATGGCGGCTTGGCCCATTTGCCCAGGAATTGCCTGAGTAGAGGGTACAAACTGCTTTTCAGTCTTAACGACAATCTCGCCAATGCCTGTTCCATAAATCTCTGCCATCAATTCAATGGCATCAATGGATTTGCGAATCTTGTCCCGCTTGAAATCCTCCATCAACTGGGCTTTGATGATGCCCACATCGATGGGATTGTTGTTCACATCCCGAATATCGTCTTGAATGTCAAAGAATTCGCCTTGACCAAAGATAGCTTCCATGATCTCAGCATGGCGGGTTTCTACAGCTTGTTGGGTGGCAGGGGTTACGATGCGTGAACGCTCAGACTCACGGGTTTTGTCTTCAGATGCCCACTGACCACGAAAGATTCGCTCATATTCAAGCCAATCAGGAAGGAAGTTGGTATCTCTGTAGTCACGCCAGCGGTTGCAATGGTCAGTAACAAAATCAGTCAGTTCTTTATCAGCCTCAGTAGGCTCATAAAACTCATTTTGCTCTAGCTTTTCTTGCTTATCTGTTGCCATTAAACCCCCGATATGATGTCTACAGGCTCCCACTCTTCATCTTCTTCACTCTCAAAGTAAGATGTTACAGCCAATTGGTCAATATAACTCAAAGCATCGGGCAAGTCATCATGTACGCCATTGGCAGGAAACATCAAGAGTTGATCGGTGAAATCATCCCAATCTTCTTCAGAGTTCAGCACAATACGCCCATGCTCAAACCGCCCTTGGAGACTCCAGATGATTCTGTCTGTCTTTTTCCTGTTGCCATGCGTTAGGTCAACTATGTGGGAATATACATTATTTTTCCGCATCAGGTCACTGAGGTAGGGCAAAACAGCGTTTTTCAGTGCTCCACGCTCAATTCCCACTGAAATTGGCCTGTAATCCCGCATCTTCATCAGGATTTTGGCAGCAGTTTCCCGAATATCCCACCGCCCGTGGTCAATCTCTTTGACAAACCATTTGCCATCATCAGTGACTTTGACCACTGCAATGGCGCTTTCATCTAGCCTTTTTTTCGCGTTAGCAGCTTGTTTAGCCACTTCTTCAAATCCTGCCAAGTCGATTGCAATGAAGAAACTACCATACTCAGGTTCCACACCATATTTGATCCAATCTTCTTTAAAAACATCGCTTCCTGCGTTGTCAAAGGATGCTAGGTACTCTTGCTTGAAAGCAAATGAACTTAGCGTTTTCTTGGCAGACTCAATCTCAGTTGGGTCTATCAATGGGTTGTCTTGGGTTGTGAAGTGCCAGGACTTCCAATCAGGATCAGTCTCCTCTTGGCCCATCTTGAACAGATCATAGAACCAGTTGCGTCCCTTGGGAGTTCCGATGAATATGGCTCTGCCCTTTTTATCGCTCAAACTCGCCCTGATGACTTGCTCCCAGGCTTCAGGCTTAATGTCCGCAACCTCGTCTAGCACCGCATAGGTTAGGGACACACCCCGCAGGGTATCTGGTCTATCAGCACCACGAACATAAATCTTTGCACCATTTATCATGGTGATATCCATATTGTTGATGTGACTGTTTTGGATAACATCCCGTCCAATCTCTAACAACACATCCCAAATGATCTGCCTAGCCTGACCATTGGTAGGCGCAACATAGAGAACTGCACTTCCTGCTGGGCAACGCAATGCTTCAATAATTAGCGTAGTAGCCGCTAACCTAGACTTACCACAACGCCTACCAGCAGCCACAACCTTAAACCTTGTTTTGTCAGTAAAGACTGTTTGTTGCCAAGGAAGGAGTGAGAAGTTGAGGTCAGACATTTTTTGTTTCTACATCAGTCACATCTTGCAGGGGTTCTATCTCTACGCCACCAATGCCTGTGATGTTGATGGTAACGGCATTCCTTTGCTTGCCTTCTTTTTCAAACAGACTGACAGGAAGCATCCTATCCATACAGAGTTTGAGCATAGCCGCCTGTGCTGGGTGTTCATCATTCATGGCAATCTCAATTGCTTTATGAACAACATTGGAACCTGCACTGTTTATCAAGAGGTCTTTGAGTTCTTTGATGCGCTGAACTTCAGTCTTTGGCAGGAGAGCCGCAGGTCTTTCAGCATAGGTAGACATAGTGAACTTCTTGTTCACAGCACCTTTAGGGCGACCTTTTTTCTTTAGGTTGTTTGGCAGTGCATCAATCACATTCATACTTTACCCAGTTATGGAAGTAGTATAGGTTGTTGGGGATGAATTACCAGAGATGGCGCAAACACTCTACAGAGGCGGCAACCACATGAACAATCCAACACGGCTGGGGACTGCGGCCTCAGGTTCATAGCGTTCTAGACCGCCCCCTTAGCAGATTAAGCAATTCCCATGCGTCTTGGCAACAACAATGTAACTCACTTTCTTTTGTTTGACAAGTGGGGTAAACCCTTATAGAATCTCACCATCTGTTCTAGCCAGATAAGCCTTTTAGAAGTGGTACAGCCCTGGGGATACTCGGGGGCTAGACTGTATCACCCCTAAAGGGCTTTTTTCATGGCAATTGAACTTACTCCAGAAGAACAAGCTAACAAGCGTAGGATCACAAACCTCAAGGTGGCAATCCACCACTGGAAAGGCAGTATCTCAAACGCTGCGCTTGGTCTGGCAGTAGAGAAGAAAGGTCTTACAAATCAACAGTCTATTAGAAAACAGAAGCGCAAGGAACGAAAGAAGGCTCAAAAGACTTTGAATTCGTTTGACAAGGGTTTCCTTTTCTAATACATTGTCAACAAATGGGTGTCGGTACAGCTACCCGACTCAACAGAGGGCGAACCTGCAAACCCCTGTTATGACCGCAGAGAAGCTAAGTAGAGAACTTAGAGTAAGCCTAGAAGTAGGCTCTCCCTGTGGCAGACACCCATGCAGCTATCTGCTAAGTTTTTAAACACTCGACATACCTCGGGTAGCCACTCCGTGCCCAAATGAAACTTGTCCTCCAGCTAGAGACAAGACTACCCCAAGACTCCACCAACTCCTTTTCTTCCCAAAGACTAGGCTCGTTGCTGGAAAAGTCTAATTTGGCTTCTCGTGTGCGGAGGGTGTACCACAAAATCTCTCACACCACACACACCCCCTCCCCCCCTACAAACCCTTAAGGGTAAACCCTGATAGGGTAAGTACCTACGGGTAAACGAGTAAGGGTAAACCCTAACGGCCATCCTTATACAGAAAAGTCATAAGGCTTAGATGAAAATGGCATAAGCACCTTAGTAAGGTAACCTGACTAAACCCAATCATAGTCAATGCCTAATGATTTAAACCATTCAATAGCATTATCCTATCTAATACTTTGTAGTTCATAGGGTAAGCACCTATATAAATAATGGGGGAACCTAGGGTTTATCCCTATATCTTTACATGGATGATGGCGTTATATTTATATCACTAGGCAAACAAACCTAGTGATTCAATCAATCAATTCTGAAAGGCGTAAATCATGAAATACCAAGCACCGATCAATATCTGGAATGTAGTTCCTGCAACTAGAATCAAAGACATTCAACCAGGCCAATGGGTCTACGCTGGAGACAAGTCCAGCAAAGGCGTTTTTCTAGGCGTTAAGCCCTCTGGCGTAGTGGTGTGTGCATGGTATGACAATGCAAAGAGTGCAAAGAGCTTCAGGGGTTACATCAAAGCCTTGCGTCAATATGCCTTGAACCAATAAACTTCAGACTGCTAACCCTTGCAGTCCAGGGGTTAGTGGCCTGGGGTTTTCCTGGGGTTCACAATCAATCATTCTTCAATAGGTGTCACTTTGAAAAATCCGTACAAAACTATTCTTAAATCCCTTGGATTGACCTACAAAACCATCTTAGGTGAATCATCCGCTAAGACAATCAAAGGGGAATCAATCGGTTACCTTACCGGGATTGTCTACCTTAAACCCGATCACACTATCTGCGCCATGGCTGCCCTTGCTGGGTGTATGCATGGTTGCCTAGAATCGGCGGGTCGGGGCGCATTCAATAGCGTGCAAAATGCCCGTATCGCAAAAACCCGTTTTTACTATGACCATCAACAATCGTTTTTGTTGTCCTTGGCTGCGGATGTGTGGACTTTGCAAAACAAGGCTAAAAAACTAGGTTTTATCCCTTTGGTGCGGCCAAATGGGACAAGCGATATCCCTTACGAGAATTTAATTGTCCATGATGGCAAAAACATCTTCGAATTGTTTCCTGATGTCCAATTCTATGACTACACAAAACATCCGGGGCGTAATTTGACGGGCAAAACACCCGGAAATTATGATCTTACCTATTCGTTTAGTGCTATCACACCTAAACCGATATCAATCAAGGGATTGACTAACCCCAATAACTCTAGGGTTGCTGTGGTTTTCCAAAAACAAGGGGACATCCCGGACAATTTTAGGGGATGGCCCGTGATTGACGGCGACAACACCGATGTGCGCCACATTGAACCCAAGGCCGTTGTTGTTGCATTGTATGCAAAAGGAAAAGCAAAGCGCGATTTTTCCGGGTTCACTCAGATAAAAGGGGTTCACTATGCATAAGACCAAAACAATTCAAATTGTCCATAATAAATTATTGGGGGGCTGGTTCATTGTCAGAGGGCCACATCAAACCCCAATAGGGGGCCGATTCGATACAAAAGAACAAGCACAGCAACACCGGGATAATGTCCGGGCCTACTATAAAGGGGCATAATCATGCAAAAAATAATGGCTG